CACGGTTGCAATGTTGTCGGGCCTCCATTGTGAGTTCGTGGCGAGTGAGGGCTGGCGCACCATTCTGTTCCCTGATGCCTTGCAAGGGGACTTCACCGATGTAGTTTGGCCCCACCCCGAAGCCATGGAGTGCTCGCCTATTATGGTCGGGGATAGGATGCAGATAATTTGCACCATTGGCACCGATAGGAAGGTGATGGCTTCGGATTCCTGCCTCATTCTGCCCCCATGGGCTTCGGGCCACTTCGGTTGGTATGCCCCGGACATCTCTGTATGGTCCGTCTTTGGCCCCGAAGGGGAACCGATGATCGGTTGGGAGGTAGCCGGGCAACCATTGCAGACCCTCGGCTTTGGGCTAACCAAAGCATACCGCATCTACCGGGTTGTGCCGGTGACCGACCGCCCCCTCCATGCGTTGGTAACCCTGCTTGCCAACCAGAGGGACTACCATACTTTTCTTGTCTCCTTAGATGATGACCCGAAGGTGCATGAACTGCTCATAGACGGCGGGCCGGTTTATAAATCATCCCTGCTTGGCGGCCTATGCGCCCACGCCATACTCACCGGGAGCACTCGGGAGGTTTGCATCTCGGATTCCTACTCCTTGGAGCCCCTTGCCCTGCCATGAGAGAACGCCTAATTAGCAACGGTAAACTGGTTGTCGATTTGATAGACGGCCAACCCGCCGCCATGCTCCCAACCGCCCCCCGCAAAACAACCGCTGCTGATGTCCGCCGGTTCATAAGCACGGTGGCAAGGGCGGCCATGACCCTCCAACCGTTGGAGTCTCAAGGGGAGGCCAACCGCCGGGCGCATATTTGTGCAACCTGCCCGCTTAACGTCCCCATTGAGGGGTGCGAGGTTTGCAAATCTGCTCTGCGCAAGGTCAGTGAATACATAGGCGACCGTAAGGTTGACGACTGCAACTTGTTGCAGGGATGCGGGGTTTGCGGCTGCGAATTGCGTTTGGCCGTATGGGTCAACCTCCGCGCACAGCAAGAAGCCATGGACCTTCCCACCAATGCCCTCTTCCCGAACCACTGTTGGAAGAAGAGGTGACCTCTCTTTTTGATTGCAAGCAAAAACCTAGCTGATATTTTCAAGCCTAACCTCTACAAAACCGAAGACACCACCTATGAGCCTACAATTCCTTCACGGGGTCGATACCATTGAGGTAAACGACGAAACGCGGGTCATCCGCACCGCTAAATCCTCCGTAATCGGCATTGTCGGCACGGCAGGACAAGGCCCCATCAACACGGCCACCCTCCTCACTGGTTCGACCCGTGCGGCAACCTCCACGTTCGGCCCGCTGCGGGACAACGGGTTTACCATTCCCCAAGCCCTTGATTCCTTTTTCAAGCAGGGCGACAATAGCGGGGCAACGGTGGTGGTCATCAATGTCTGCGACCCGGCGGTTCATAATGCCGACGAGGTTGATGATGTGGTCACTTTCGGCGTGGGCAACACGGCCAAACTCTCCCGGCAACACATCAGCATGGTTGCTCTGGATGCGGCTATTAGCGGCCCCGTAACGGCGACTGTGGCCGGTGCATTGCCCACCTTGCCCGTTGGTTGCACGGACATCGTTCTAACCACGGTAGCCGGGGCACCCGTCCTAGCCGCTGCGGTTGTGCTGGGGGGCAAGTATATCCTCAGTTATTCGGCAACCCTTATCGAAGGGGCAGACTTCACAGTTGATGTATCCAATGGGGTGCTCACCCGCCCGGTTGATGGTTCCTCCATCATCCCCAAGGCAACGGTGTCCGCAAGCTACACCTACGTTGATGCGTCTGCCGTAACCGAATCGGACATCATCGGCATGGTTGACGAGTTGGGCAACACCTCGGGTATCAAGGCGCTCTATGGTGCCAAGGCCAAGGTTTTTGTCCAGCCCCGCATTTTGCTGGCCCCCAAGTTCACTGGCACGAAACCAACCCTCGTTACCCGCAATGCGGTGGTAACCGAGTTGGAAGTTGCAGCCCTCAAACTCGGCGGCATCTACTGCGCGGATTGCCCGGACACCTCCAAGGAGGCAGCGGTTGCCCATCGCTCCGACTTCGGCGGGTTGGGTTACTTCCATTACCCTGATTTCCTCACGCTCTCCCCGGAAGGCGATGGCACCTACACAACCCTCCTCGCTTCGGTCATCTTGGCCGGTGTCATGGCTGCGGTTGATCGGTCGGCCACCGAGGGCTTCCATGTTAGCCCATCCAACCACACCATCAACGGCGTGCTCGGGCTGACCAAGGATGTCGATTTCAACATCAACGATTCTGAAACCGCTGCCAATTACCTCAACGCGAACTTCGTTGCAACGTCCATCCACGTTGACAACTTTCTGCTTTGGGGCAACCGGCTCGCCAACGGGGAGTTCATCAACCGTCGCCGGACAGCGCAGATGGTCAACGAGTCTATCCTCTATGCCCATCTGTGGGCGGTGGATCGCAACATTGGCAAGGGCTACGTGGAGCAGGTTGTCAATGGCGTTAAGGAATACCTCCGGCAGTTGAAAAACCGGGAGGTCATCCTTGGGGGCACCGCATGGGCGGACAAGGAAATCAACACCCCTTCGGTTATTGGCAACGGGGAACTGTTCATCGACTATGATTTCGGTGGCCCAACCCCGGCGGAACACATCCACTTCCGGGCGCACCTCACGGACAAATATGTGGCGGCCATCTTCGACATCTAACCAACCGCCCAACGCAACCCAAATCTGACTTACCTATATGGCTGCTCAAATTCCAAAAATCATCCGAAACTTCAACATCATGGTCGATGGTGTGGGTTGTGCTGGCCTCTGCGATGAGGTCGAACTCCCCGCCCTGACCATCAAGACCGACGACCACCGGGGCGCGGGCATGGACATCCCCATTGAGATGGACATGGGCATGGAGAAACTCACCATGAAAATGACCTTCGCCGAGCATCTGCAATCGGTTTACCGCCAATTTGGCCTCATCAATGGCAATGCCGTGGGTGTCACCTTCCGGGCGGCTAAGACCGATGGACAGACGGCAGAGGGCATTGAGGTTGTGGCTCGGGGCTCCTATAAGGAGATTCCCGGTGCCAAGGTCAAGGCGGGGGATAAATCCCTGCTAGAAGCCACCCTCAACCTGCGCTACTACCGCCTGACTATCGCGGGGCAAGTCCTCATCGAGATTGATGCGGAGGCCGGTATCCGTATCATCGACGGTGTGGACCAACTGCAAGCCGTCCGCGACCTCATCAGCATCTAAGCCGACTGAGAAATCCAATTGTTGCAGGTTGCACCGGGCCATAAATCCGGTGCAACTTGTTGCAGTTTAACCCAAAACGAGCACACGAATATGAGCGAAACAACATCGGCCCCCGAGGCCCCAAGCGCACGCAACCGCAGCAAAGCAACAACCATCCCCGCAACCGTGGACCCCATGGCAAGCGAGGCGGTGGTTAAGCTGGCCTTCCCTATCAAAGTGGCGGGCACCCTAACCTCTGAACTCACCGTCCGCCGTCCCAAGTTAAAGGACCGGCTGAATGTCTCCCTTAGCACCGAGATGACCGCCGACCAGCAAGAGGCGCTTATCATCGCCAACACGGCGGGGCTTTCCTTGGATGAACTCGAACAACTTGACCTCTCCGACTTCAACCGGGTGCAGGGGGTATTTCAGGTTTTTCTAAGTGCTCGTCCAAGCTAATCAGGCGAATGGTGCTCCTCCTAACCGAAAACCGGGGAGGGCTTGAGCACTTCCTTGAGATGGACGAGCAAACATTCCTTGCATGGTGGGAAGATTGGCAGGACATCATGCGTGCAAGACATAAAAACTAACTGACAAGGGCATACCTTTCGCCATAGACTGCCCGGCAATACTCGCTATGAATCAAACGTATGGGATGGAGTTTTAACCGACTTCATCCCATTATGTTTTCCATGATCATCTACAAGGCAACCAACCTACTCAACGGTCGGGTGTATGTTGGCCAAACCATAGGGACACTGGCCCAACGCAAGGGGCAGCATTACAAACAGGCCCGGTATGCAGCAAAGCGGGGGGCACGCCGTTCTGCATTCGCTAAGGCCCTTCTGGCTTCCCCTGTGGCCGCCTTTGCTTGGGAGGTGGTCGCAACCGCTGGTAACCAGAAGGATTTGGATGCCTTGGAGGACCAGTTTATAACCAAGTTTGATTCCATGGTTGAGGGGTCGGGCTACAACCACCGCCGGGGTGGCAATGGCGGTAAAGCATCACCCACGGCAATAGCCAACATGCGTGCAGCCAAAGTAGGGAAGTGCCCCACTATGGCAACCAGAGACAAACTAAGCAGGGCCAAGAAGCGGCTCCGGGGAAGTCGCCTAAGTATGCGAGCTATGGCCGAAATTCGTAGCAACCCTTTAGGACTCTCCCAAACGCAACTTGCTCGAAAACTTGGGGTTGATCCCTCCTACGTGAGCATTCTGCAACGCGGGGTTAAACCCAAACTTTGCATTTCCCAAGAGCTTAGAGATCGGATAGAGTTCGGCTATGTCAAGCAAAACCCCGAATGCCTAACCCAAGCCCAACTGGCTAAAAAATTCCAAACGAATACGACCGTGATTAGTTGGATACAGCGCGAGAGGATTATTTAAAATGCAACAATCAGTCGTCGTTACAATTGGAGCGGTGCTGTCGGGCAGCTTGCTATCCGGCTTCACCAATGCAGATAAGAAGGTTTCCCTTCTGCGCGGAAACGTGCGTGGGCTCAACAAGGAGCTTCAAACCCTTGCCCGCATATCCAACACTCTCAGCAGTTCGTTTAACCACATTGCGGGCGTCTTAACGGGCGTCAACAAGGTTATGACCCGAACCACGGCCAACATTGGCCATTCGGCAAGGGCAAACGACCAACTTGTTTCCGCCAATAGCAGGGTGGCCAAAAGCTACCGGAACCTCACCGATCAGGTCAACACCTACAACCGGGCATCCTCCCGGCGTCCTCCTATCCCAACCTTCCCCGGCGGGGGCAATGGGCGGCCCGGCATGGGCGGTGGTGGGGGCATGGGTGGTAATGGTGGGCTCGCACAAGCGGCCAACGGTTTGGGCCTCACCGCCATTGGGATGGGCGGCCTTTATATGGTTGGCGGGGGCCTCATGTCCGCTGCTCAGTTTGAGCAAGCGCAGACCCGCGTAAGGGTCCAGAACATGAGGCAGGATGGTTCCTACGATCCCGACCTTCCCGCCCTCAAAAAGCAGCAGATTCGATTGGGCAACCAACTCCCCGGCTCCACCGAAGATTTTGTCAACATGGATTACACCTTGCGGGCCATGGGGTTCACCCTCAAGGACCTCATCGGTGGCATTAGTGAATCCACGGCTAACCTTGCCGTAGTGACCGGGGAGAATCCTGAGAATATGGCCCGTCTTCTTGGCTCCGGGGTCAATGCTTTCTCCATGTCCGGCAAGCCGATCACGGCAGCCGAAACCCCGGAGTTGGCCGACTTTGCCCAAAAGATGAACTTTGGTGCGGGTGTAACCCCCGAGGCATTGATGACCTCCATCAACCGGGCGGTGGGCCACGGTGCCTTGAAAACGGGCAACTACAAGGGGATAGAGGGCTTTAAGGACTTGTCCTTTATGATGGCCCCTCTATTGAAGGCCAACCCCGGTTCCCATGAGTTGGTCGGCTCCAACGTGGGCCGGTTGCTCTCCGGTATTACCAATAAGGAGAAGATCGGCAATGCCAATGCGGACGTTCCGGGGGCAAACCTTAACTTCTTTTCCGGGGGCAAGGTTAAGGACGGGGTGGCCTTGGTCAAGGAGTTGCAAAAGTTGGTCAAGCTCCCCCTTGAAAAGAGGGCGGCATGGTTGGAAAAAGCGTTTGGCATGGGCACCGATTCAGGTTTTGCCGAACAACTTGGGAACCTTGGCCCGGATGCGTGGGCTAAAGTCAGGGACCAGATTCTTGAGCAAGCCAGCATTCACAAGAAGATGGCCCCTATCTTGGATACCTTTGCTAACCGGGTGGAGACTCTCGGAAGCAACATGGGCAACCTTGTCAAGACGGGGTTTACCCCCTTGATGGATACCTTGAAACCTACGGTGGTTAAATTGGGCCAATGGGTTGGCAAGGTGGAGTCGTTCTCCGAAAGTCATAAAAACCTTTCCCTTGCTGCAACCACAGCGGTAACCGCTCTCTTTGCCCTCGCCGCTGCCGCCGGGGTTGCGGCCATGGCCACGGTCGCCAAAAACAGTTTGCTAGGCAAAGCGTTCGCGGCCTCCAAGTTCAACCCCCTCAATGTCGCAAAGGGTGGCATCAATATGGTGAGGGGTGGGGCCGAGGTGGCCAAGGCGGGGGCAACCGGACTCATCGGTTTGGTGGGGGGCAAATTGGCCGAGAAGAAGGCTGCCGCCGAAGCCACCAAGTATGCCTCCGCATCTGCCTTTAAGATCAGCGCATCTGCCGCCGAGAAAGCAGCGGGCAAGGGAGGCGCTCTATTGGCCGAGCGCATTGCCGCGAAAGATGGGCTGGCTATTGCCGCAAAAGTTGGGGCGAAAGGCATGGGCAAAGCATGGGCCAAGCGCATCCCTATTTTAAGCCTCCTCCTTGGCCTCGGCTTTGGTGCTCAACGGGCGTGGGGCGGCGACTTTAAGGGGGCAGGATTGGAAGTGGCCAGCGGGGCCTTGTCAACTGCCGCCCCCTTTGTGGGTGCAACCGGCGTGGGCGCTCCCGCTGGCATTGGCATGTATGCTGGCTCTCTGGCTATTGATGCCGGGCTCATTGCTCGGGACATTAGCAAGGCCCGCGACGATGCCGCCAAACTTGCCGACGACCCCCAGCTTGCCAAGATAGCGGCACAGGTTGATGACATGGCCACTAAAGGGGGTCCGGGTGGTGGTGGCCCAACCACAACAACCATCAATGCTCCTATCACCATTCATGCGGCCCCCGGTCAAGCCCCGGAGATGATTGCCCGCGCAACCGTGGACCGGCTCAATGCGGTGAAGCGGGAAGAGGAGCGTGCCCAGCGCGAACTTTATGACAACCATGGGGTGGGGACCCCGTAAACTTTATGGCTCAATATCTATACGCTCTTGGCCCAATTATGTTCAACACGGACAAGCCCCTTACGGCCTTGGACCGCGATGATGAGTATCGTTGGGCAGAAATTGGTGTGCTCCAAAAGCGGCCCGGCCAGCAATGGATTGGCCCCGGCACAAGCACAATGGCTTTCCAAGGGACCATCTTTGCCGCTTACCAAACCTATGGGGGAACCAAGGCGGTAGGCATCCGGCAAATTGAAGAGATGCGGGCAATAGCCGAGCAAGGCAACCCCCTCGTCTTGGTGGATGGGACGGGGAAGGTGTATGGCCGATGGGTCATTAAGCATATCCGGGAGCATGCGGAATCCTTGCTATCCAACGGGGCACCCCGCAAGCAAGAGTTCACACTTACCATTGCCCGGTATGGGGAGAGCACCACCATTAGCCAAGAGGCAATCAACAAGGATAATTCCAATGCCATTGAGGTTCCCCGCATGGCCTCGGGCACCGCCTACGCATAACTGCAACAAGTTGCACAAAGCATGAAGCCAACATTCAAAATCACGGTAAGCAGCCCGGAAGGCGGGAACACCCAAGATATTACGGGGGCCATTGAAGAACGGCTCATTGAGGTATCCGTCCATGACCAGATTGGCATGCGGAACGACCGCCTGACCATCCATATTGATGACCGGGTTACTTTGGACGGGGGCCTCATTACCCTACCCCAAAAGGGATTCATATTTGATGTGGAGATGGGCTACATCCCGTCCGCCGGGCATGATAATCCCTATGACGGGACCGAATCCCTTGGCACCTTCGTCCTTGATGAGATGGAGTTGGAGAAGAGTGAGCGGGGCCGGACGGTTGCCATCACCGGGCATGGTTTGGACATGACCGCAAATAAGCTCAAGGAGCAGCACACCACGGCTTTTATGTTCACAACGCTTGGCAAGGTTGTGGATGCCGTTTGCAAGAAGTCAGGCATGGATGCCATTGTGGACCTCGGGCGCAAGGAGGTTCCCATTG